GTGTCCAGTACAAATTCCGTCAATGCCAGCCGCTTCAGTTCTCGTGCAATCATCGCCGGCAGCCGGAGCGGCTTTACACGTTCTTTTTGCCAGTTTGCACGGTTCTGGTATAGGTCTTCCCAGAGTTGCAAGGCGGTCTGCATATCGCCGGACAATAAACAAGGCAGCCCGAAAGCTGCCGCAATTTCATTTGCTTGTATCATCGCATCACCTCCTCCGGATGGTTTTCAGCGTTCTTGTCATGGCAGTACGCACAAAGTACCGCATATCGTCCATGGCATGGTCATTTTCTTTAATGGGGCGGTCTTCTGCAGCGGATTCATCCCAGCGATACAACGAAAATTCCCGAATGATGTCTGTGCAGTTGTCGCAGATGTGCAGGTATTGCATTTGTAGCAAGCTGGACGTGTCCCGGATGCCGTTTAATACGCTGTTATCTGCCTGCCAGACCCGAAACAGCCCGTGCCGCCGGATGCACTCGATGAAGGATGCAGCGGACGGGTCAACGATGACTGCCCGAACTTTGTCGGCAACGTCTCCGGCAAGCTGCTCCAACGCTGCGTAATGTTCCTCATCGGTTCGGGGTGTTTTGGTCTTTCGTCCGTCATAATAATATTCTCGCAGGCGGATTGCGTGTCCGTCTGGCTGCAAGTACCACAGCCCTGCACTGGTTGGGTTCAGCGTACCGTAATCGCAGGAAATGTAATAATCACCACCAGGCTGTAACTCAGGATGGTGGGTGACATGCACCGCCTTGTCAAACATCGGGTAAATCAGCCCTTCTGCAACGCACCACAGCCCTTTGATATAGCGATTATAAAAGACTCCGGTATACAACCGTTCTGCATCTGCAATTTGCTCTGGCGACAGAATGGGGTTGTCCTGCATCGTGAAATGTAAGTGCAACGCCTTTTTCTGACGGGTGTTGCAAATCCACTCTTTATAGAACCAATGTTCCGCCGATTCCGGATTGCAGTTGAACCAATATCGGGCTTCTGGCTCTGACAGCGTTCTTGCAACTGCCTGATCCACAAAGGACTTCGGCATCAATGCCACTTCATCAAAAAGGACACCACTTAATGTGATGCCCTGTACCAGTGTATAACTGCTTTCGTCTTTGCCGCCGAAGATGAAGAATGTATTGGTGTGGCTTCCGCTTCGGACGATAATTCGCTTATTTTCCCCACGGATGTATTGTAAAGAATAATAGTCGGTAATGTCCGGCATATTCAGCAGCGGCAGGATGATATTGCGTTCTGTGCTGCTGATGGTCTTTCCGCAGATGCCGAAATTTTTCCCGTCAAAAAATCGCATCGCCCAATGTACAAAGCCCAGAATCATAGAAACGGTTTTGCCGGAACGCACTGACCCGTCACAGATGATTGCTTTCCGATTTTTGAACTTGGTCAGATGTGCCCATTTCAGCACCAGTTTCTGCTTCGGCGAAAGTTTCGTAATTGGTTTCATCGTCTGCTCCTAATGTTTCATAAAGTTTGGATGTTTGGTCTTGCAACTGATTGGATGCGGTCTGTTTGCCACGTTCTCGCAATTCAAAGTATAAGCGGATTGCCTGTAGATTTCCAGCTTGAATCTGTTTGCAGAGCGATTTCCAAACCATTGCAAGTTCTGCATCTGCGTACTGAGCAACCAACTGATTCACCAACGCAACAAAGTCCGGATTCCTCAACCAGCGGTAGAGCGTAGTCCGTGAAACACCGGCTTCTCTTGCAATCTCTTCTTTCGTGCCGGAGAAGTCCGGATTTGCAAGCAATTCCGCGGCAATTGCCATGCGTGCATCTATGATGTTGCATTCTGTTTTTGTTTCATTTTGTTTCATCCTCCCTCCCTCCGTTTTTCAGGTATAAAAAATCCGGACGGGAGAACTTCCCATCCGGATTTCATTTTTCGATATTACTATTATAGCACATTGTAACTGTGTCAAACAAGTCCAACTTCTAATAGTTTCAAAGCCATTTTATGCATCCTTTTGGACTTTGATTCTGAAATGTACATCTTCCCGTTAATCCATTCCCATTTTTTCCCTTGCACATACCGATACCGCATCAATACCCGTAAATCCGGCGGCAGTTTTGAAATTTCCTGTTCTACCTGTCGGATGTCTTTCATCAGGCTGCCTTTTAACTGTTCATACCAATTCGATAGTTCTTCCAGCCGCTCCACGTACGTCTGCACGGCTGGAATCGGCTCACCTTTATGCTTTGGCTCGCTGTCATAGCAAACCGCTCTCGTACTGCGTGCATCTGCCTGAATCTCTGTAAGCAGCGTTTCAATTTGATGCAGTTCTTTCCATTTTGCGTTGCATTGTTTCAGGTCTTCTTTTGTCATCCTCATTTCTCCTTTGTTTTCAGCTGGATTTTCATGAAGTCAATCTGATAATCCTGCTTGAAATGCTGCATTTGTTCCAGTGCGTCCGGTGCTTTACCAAAGATGGGCGGTATTTCAGCAATGGACTGTAGATTCTCAAATAGTCTGTTCAGCCGTTTCTGTTTCCATCCATAGTGCCATTCCAGCGTCACAAACACCATCGCCATGCCTTGATAGATAGCCATTTTGTGACTATACTCAACCTCGTTCTTGTTATACAAGTTTTTTCGCTGTAAGGCTGGGTTCTTCATTTGGATTCCCCCTTTTTACCGATTTCCGGCTATATCCAACGCTGCCAGCTGCTGCATCGCCGCAATCGCCGTGTCAATTGCTTCAATGTCACGCACAAAGGCATTGTCTTCTTCATCGTAGTCTGCAAAGCCCTCACGGTCATTGCGTAAATCTTCCAGCTGTCTGACTGCTCTTTGCAGTTTTTCAAGTGGTATGTGTTCTCCCTTTTCTGATCTGGTTTCAAGCCGAAGCATATTTCCGTGCTCGTCAACGGAAACCAACGTTACATCATGCTTGAGAGCAACTGCTGCAACAGTAAGGTCAATTCCTCCTTCCTGCCATAAATCAATACCGCCAGTAAACGTCATTGACGCAACGCCAGCATACTTGTCATCAATCTCAACAATCAGCTTTTTCATTTTAATTCCTCCTTTTCTGCCGCCGTGATCTGTACAAACACGCCCGGAACATCCGCCCAGTACTTTTCTACCACTGCACTGTAGATTTGCTTGTCATCGCCCCAGTAGTGCAGTCTGGTCATGATGTCGAACAACGCCTTGCACAGGTTGTCCACGTCTGGCTTGTTGGTATAGGGTTCGCCATCCTGATGCTTTGCCTTTCTCGGATAGCACCACTTCACCACAACTCGCACCGCACCATGATACGGCTGTTCAGGGATGTGCTTCATCAGGTGGGCTGCAAGCTTGGCTTCCGCCTCGCCGTTGTTCCGCTTGTAGAAGTGATGCACGCCGTGCTTGTCAACGGTGTGTCCTTGCTGTTGGTGCGTACTGGTTGGCGGTATCATCGGCATAAAAAAAGTCGTCATATTGTTTCCTCCGTTTCTGGTTTTTCAAGTCTGCGTTTGTCAATGAAATGCAAAGTGCTACAAGAGTGCCGTGCATTCGCACTCTTGTCACTTTGTCATTGACCTGTCAACAATCAAACAGTATATATATATACACTGTTTGACAGCAGTTTTTGACACCTTACTTTTTTCTATAAATATTTCCGTTTTCGATTTGAAACGCTGCATTTTCTTTCACGCGGTTTTTTACCGTATTATAAGATACGCCCAAATACTCCGCCATGTTTTGAACCGTCACCGCACCATCCAGATTGCAGGCGTGAAATGCATTCAGTAGAGCCGCTTTCTTATCGACTTTCTGTGCCGCATAGGTTTCCTTTGTCTTTTTGCCCCGTTTCTGATTTCCACGTTGATACGGATGCATCTCGCTTTCTGACTGCAAATCTTTCAGCACACCAGTGGTATCTTCCACGTGTACCGGATACCGAAACCACAGATTCTTCGGCTCGAACTTCGGGAACTCTCGCAGCGTACCATCCAGCCGCCACGCCGTCCGCTGTCGCACCGTCCGTTTGATGGTTTCTATCTCGCTGAGAAACGCTTCATAGACGGCTGGCGGCAGATTGTCCTGACACAGTTTCAGGGCTTCCACATGGCTCAGCAGGGCATCCGGCGAGGCATCCGCCAACACTGCCGGAGCGTGCCGCCGCAGCTGCTCCACGCACGCATCACAAATAGCCGTGTTGGTTTCCTGCTTGCGGATGTCCTCGGACAGTTCCAGTTCTGTCATGTCAAGCAGGGCATCGGGGTCGCGGGCAAACACCCCCGAACCGGATGCTCGATCCATGCTGCGTTTGCCGCCCTGAGCCCCCTTGCTGTGGTGGTGGCAATAAATCACCGCACACCCCAACTGCGTGCACACCTTGTCAAACTGGTTGCAGAAATGTGCCATCTGGTCAGCACTGTTTTCATCGCCCGTGATGACCTTGTAAATCGGGTCGACGATGACAGCAATGTACTGTTTTTTCTTGGCTCGCCGAATCAGTTTCGGGGCAAGCCTGTCCATCGGCTCGGTCACACCACGCAGATTCCAGATGTCAATGCTCTGGAGATTCGCCGCCGGCAGTTCCATTGCCTGATAGACATCCCGAAACCGATGCAGGCAGCTGGCTCTGTCCAATTCCAGATTGACATACAGCACACGCCCCTTTGCACATTGCCAGCCCAGCCACTGCCTGCCCTCAGCAATCGCAATGGACATTTCAATGAGGGCGTAGGATTTGCCGGCTTTGGAAGGTCCTGCAATCAGCATTTTGTGTCCCTGCCGCAGCACGTTTTCAATGAGCGGCGGCGATAGTTCCGGCATGTGTTCCCACGCTTCCGCCATGCTTTCAAACTCTGGCAGGTCATCGGTGACACTGTCGATGTAGTCCTTCCACTCTGCCCACGAACCCAGCCCGATGTTGGTTGCAACTAAGAATTGCTTCTTTCCGTTTCGCATCACGCCCGGCATTCTGGATAGACGGGACGGGTTGCGGTTCTGGCGGTCGACTTTCAGCCCGTTCTTGTCGCAAACGTCATAGAGGAAATCCACTCGCTTCCGGTATTCCTCGTAGTTGGGGGCATCCACTCGCACAATGGCGTGTAGGCTCTTGCCGCCGCTGTAAACCAAGCAGGCAATGGGCAGCTGCATTTCATGCAAGATACCGTTCTGCCGTTCGATGTCCAGCACATCGGATTCTACCAACGCAAACCGATATTCCGTGACATTTTCGTTCTTGCCGCCCTTGCCATCCAACGGGTTGAAGCGAATCCATGCCCCCGCTGCTTCCATGTAGTCCCCGAATACTGCTCCGATGTCCTCGCCGCACTGGCTCAGAGCCTCCAGCAGCTGCCCAGCGGTGCGGTCGCAGCAGCCGGAGGTTGGCACATACTTGCCGTCTTTTTTCTTCCATGTTTCTGTGACATAGCCCACGAAATCATCTGCTTCAAACAGCGTTTCGATATATTGGGAAAGTTCCTGTGCTGGATTCCATGTTTCCGGCTCTGGAATGGGGATGTCCTGTGCTGCTTTTCGGCTGGTAACCACATAATCTTCCCCAATGGTGTCATCCCAGTTCAAGGCATGAGATTCTTTTTTGGAATACTGGGGGCGATAGCCGTTTTCCACTGCCAGATGCACAATCGTTCCGGCAGTGACGGGATGTTCGCAGCCTGCAAAGGTTCGCCATTTCTTTTCGCATTCGCCCTTGTGATAACGTGCAGCATCTCGCTGTGACCAGACATCCCAGAGTGAACAGTCATAGCCGGCATCTTTCAACGCCATGCCCACGCTGCACCATTCCTGATAGGTTAAGGATGCAGGGTCGATGTAGTCCAGCAGTTCGTCTAAATTGTTATTTTTGTAGGTGTCCAAAAAATCATCCTTTCTGTTGACAAAATCGTAAGTTCATGCTATACTGAAACCAAAAAAAGCACGCCATTTTACATGGAAACGGAGGTCATATGTATGAGTACCAAAGAAGCTGCAATGGAAATTCTGAACTGCATGACGGAACAGCAGTTGCAGGAATTTGTAAATCTGTTCCGCAGCATTATGGAGATTCCGAATGAAGAAACACGGGCGGTGTTGGAGGACGTAAAGCAGGGAAAGAATCTGGTCGGGTCGTTTTCTTCCGTGAAAGAACTGATGGAGGACTTGGATGCTGAAGATTGAATACCATAAGTCTTTTAAAAAAGATTACAAACGGATCAAAAAGCAAGGATACAGCATTGCAAAGCTGGAAACGGTGATTGCTCTGCTGGCAGAAGAACAGCAGCTGTCAGAATCTTATCGGGATCATGCCTTAAAAGGAAATTATGATGGGTTTCGAGAATGCCATATCCAGCCGGACTGGCTGCTGATCTATCGCATGGAAAAAGACCGGCTGGTCTTGATTCTTTCTCGCACGGGCAGCCACAGTGAACTTTTTGACAAATAACAGACAGACAGGCAGACTGCATCAGGCGGTCTGTCTTTTTTATTTTTCCGGCACATACTCCGCCGCTGAGATCGTCCTCGGCACACGCCAGCCATTTGCAGCGATGCGGTTAATCAGATTTTTTGCCGCATCGAATTTCCAGCCGCCAACGTGCTGAAAGCCGTACTTTTCCAAGCAGCGAATTTGTTTTGGCGTTGCCAGTCCGCTTTGCTGCCGCTGAGCCACCGCACGCAGAATCTGTTCTGCTTTTCCGGCACTCTCTACGGCATCGGGGTTGATGCCCCGTTTTTCCAGGTCTTTTTTCTGCTGGGCGGTCGGGGGGTTGGATTCCCACCCGAACGCCGGAACATAGCCAGACAAATCCTGCGACTGAATCGACAGTTCATATTGCAACGGGTCGACCAGCTTCGATTTTCGTTTTTTCATCGCTTCCAGCTTTTCGGCAAGTTTCGCTTCTTGGTCTGCGACTACGTCTTCGGATGCCCGATTCTCTGCTGCTTCGATGTCAATCGGGATGCCGACTTGCTCTTCCAGCTGCTGGGTCATCTTCTGCTGCACGGCTTCGTCCTCGCAAATCAGGCACGCCGGACGGCAGAGTTCATGCTTTTCGGTATTCCACAAAAAATCCAACAAGAGTAAGTGGTCTTTGCCCTCTGCCAACCGTGTGCCACGCCCAACCATCTGACAATACAGAGCACGCACTTTGGTTGACCGCAGCACGACCACGCAATCCACATCCGGACAGTCCCAGCCCTCTGTGAGCAGCATGCTGTTGCAGAGCACGTTGTACTTGCCATCCGCAAAGTCTTGCAAGATTTGTTCTCGGTCATCGGATTCGCCGTTGACCTCTGCCGCACGGAATCCATGCTGACAGAGGAAATCACGGAACTTTTGAGAGGTTTTGACCAGCGGCAGGAATACCACGGTTTTGCGGTCGGCACAGTGTTTTGCCATTTCGGCAGCGATCTGATCGAGATAGGGGTCTAACGCTGTGGCAATCTCTCCGGGCTTGTAATCGCCGGCAGTTGTTCCAACCTGTGTAAAGTCAATCTGAATCGGGACGGTCAATGCCCGAATCGGGGTTAAGTATCCCTCGTGGATTGCCTGCGGCAGGGTGTATTCATACGCCAAGCTATCGAACACCTTGCCCAGATTTTGCTTGTCGCCACGGTCTGGCGTTGCCGTTACGCCCAGCACATGAGCACCGGAGAAGTGATTCAAAATCACCTGATAGCTGTCCGAAATGGCGTGGTGTGCTTCGTCAATGATAATCGTCTGGAAGTAATCGGCAGGGAACTGAGCAAGGCGTTTCTGCCGCATCAGGGTTTGCACGCTGCCCACAGTGACCCGATACCATTGCCCCAGACAAGTTTGTTCTGCCTTTTCTACGGCACATTTCAAGCCGCTGGTGCGTTCCAGCTTGTCCGCTGCCTGTTGCAGCAACTCGCCCCGATGTGCCAATATCAACACCCGATTGCCGCTGCGAACTTCGTCTTCGGTGATTTTTGCAAAGACGATGGTTTTGCCGCAGCCGGTGGGCAGAACCAGCAAGGTGCGGTTTCTGCCCTCGTCCCACTCCCGATGCACGGCGGTGCGTGCCGCCTGCTGATAGGGTCGCATTTGCATCTTGTATCACTCCTTAAAACTGACCTTTGTTCCAGCCGCCCTGCGGTGACTGCCACGGCTGCGCGTTGTTCGGCTGCGGTGCGGTGTAGGGCTGCTGTGGGGCACTCTGAGCAAGCTGCGGCTGGTCATAGGATGGATACCACTTTTCAATCTGGTTTGCCTGTCCAATGCCGCCATCTTTTTTGTCATAATTGCGGATTTTCACGTGACAAATGCCGCTTTTCCCGTTGACTTCCTGCCAGTTCATCCGTGCAGCCTGTCCCTTTTGCTTCATGCCGATGCTGGCGAAAAATTCCGACAGCTTCCATTCCATCTTTGTGTGCAGGAACAAGTTTTCCTGCAAGAGTACGCTGTTCCCGTCCGGGCTGAATACACGAAAGTGGAGAATTGCCTTGTTGCAAGGCGGAATTTTGTCAGAGCCGTTGTGTCTGGCACGGTCGAACTTCTCCACGGTGAAGCGATAATCGCCCTCCGGCAGCAGAATGAAGCTGCTTTCCTGCTGGATTTCATCATCCCAGCCCAATTCGTGACCCTGTGCAGTTGTGTTGTAGTTTTCCATGAAAAATACCTACCTTTCTAAATTTACCTTGATTGGTTTTGTTTGCTTGCATTAAAACGGGACGTTTCGGTTCTGCTGAATCATATCGAAGATGTTTTTCCACCATGGGATGCACCAGCCCTCTACGAAATCCTGCGGATACTGATTGACGGGCATATCTTCCGGAAAATATCCCTTTTCCCCAACAACCTGTTGCAGTTCTTCAGGGGAAACGTGATTTGCTTCCATCAGCTGTGCAAGCTGCGGAAAGATGCCGTCCAACGAATCCGGCGTTGTAACAATCGGCGTTGCAGTTGCAAAATCCTGTTCGGTCGGCAGTCCGGCAGCCTGTGCCTGTTTCACAAGCTGTTGTGCTTTGGATACCGGTGCAGGGGCAGGGGGAGTAGCAAAGAGGGAAGCAATCGAAGCGTATTCCAGCGGCAGCATCTCGGGCAGCCCGAACCGATTCTTTGCATCCCACCATGCGGACTTTGTGGTATACATGACCCGATTGCAGGCGGTTGCCTTGTGTTTTTTTCCCTTGTCATCGGTTGCAATTACATGCGTCTGGAACGCCAGAAACAGGGTGATGTCCGACCACTCTTTTAATAGTGGTGCAATCTTGTTGGTCGTCTTGTTTCCCAGCTTCAATTCCCAGTGGTCATATTCTGCATCAATTTCCGGCAGAGAGGCTTTTCGGGTGATTGCATGGCAGAGCAAAGCGACATGGATGCCTGCCTGAATGAGCCGTTCGGTGCTGTCCAAAAACCGCCCGATTTCTTCGGCTTCATACTCCCAGCCCTTGCCGTAGCCGAAGCCCTCGATGCCGTTCACGTTGTGTTTGCTGCACAGCTGTGCAATGGCAAGGCGTTCTGCCCAGTCGAAGGTATCAATGACGACCGTCTGATACTGCCGCTGTACATGAGATTCCAGCACAAATTGCAATTCCTGCTGCAACATCTCCCAGCTGGTGGGCTTCGGCAGCCGCCGGACGTTCATTTTTGATGTGCTGCCCTCGCAGTCCAGAAATACCGCCCCTGGCAGTTGTGCCGCCAGCGAAGACTTGCCAACGCCTTCCTGTCCATAGATGACCAGCTTGATGCCGGAACCCGTCTGAATGCCGTTTGTTTCTTGAAAATCCATTTGAAATGCTCCTTTACTGATTTTTTGCGTGTGAAGAAACCTCCTTTCACTATACAGCGATTTTCGGGAAAAACTTGTATGCAAACGTACAAGTTCCGAAACGGTTTTACAGTTTCTTCACAACTTTTAGAAGTTCTGTCAATTTTGCCGCTTGATTTTTGTGCAGTTTTTCAAAAGACCCCAGCTTCCCATGTCGGCGGCTGTTTGGTTGGATTGCTTGGTTCGGTCGGGAAAACAGAATAGCCGTCTTCGATGAGAATGCTGCATTCATCGCCGGTAGAAACGCGTGTGGCGATTGCCTGCAAGCCCTCTTGCTCCAGCCATTGCCCGAATGCCTGTAACGTGCTGCTATCCATCTGTTCCAGCTTGTCCAGCAGCACAAAACCGCAGTCTGGATTCAGTTTGCGAACAATGGCAGTTGCCACACGCAATTGTTCCGAACCACTCATGCTGTCCCACTGTTTGCCGTGATACTGCAACGCACCGTTTTCCACCGTCAGCCCTTCTAACGGCAGGTCAGCGGATTGCAGCAAGTCTTGCTTTTCTTGCCGGAGTGCGGAAATCTGTTCGGTCAATGCTTCGTAATCCTGCCGATAGGTCTTTGCTTCTTCTTCGGCGTGTTCCTTGTTCAGGTTGTCCCGAATTTTCATGTTGATGGCATCTATTTCCGCAATGCTCTTTTCCAGTTCGGCGGTAGATTCGTCCTGCAAATCCTGTGCGGACATCTGTGCAATCCTTGCATTCTGTTCTGCCTGTTCCAGTCGTTTTTTGGCTGCGTCATAGGCTGCCTGTGCAGCAGTGAGTTCCTGTGCATACTGAACGGCATGCTCTCGCTTTCGCTGATTTTCGCCGTTTCGTGCCAGTATCGCTTGCTGTTTTGCAAGGAGTTCTGAGGCAGAAACAGGCGTACTGGGGACATTCTCCCAGCATTGCAACTCTGAAGCATATTTCTGCTTCTGGTCTGCGATTCTGCCGATGGCGGTTCTCTGGTTGTACAGGCGGCTTTCTTCTGCTTCCAGCTGTGCGAGTTGGTCGCCAATGCCAATGATTTGCAGCAGAATTGCCGCCTTTTCCTTGTCGGATGCATGCATAAACTTTGGCAAGTCCAGTGCTAACGCAGACAGGAACGAGTTTAGCAGCTGCTGTCCTGCCTTGTTCCCGTGTGGGTCGATGACTTTCAGGCTGCTGTTCTTGCCCTTTCGCTCCACAATCAGCCCGTTGGACAACTCTACATGCAAGATGGGGTCAGTGTATGCTCCATCCCTTGCCGCAGCAGTAGGCTTGTACTTGTCGCCGCCCAGTGCCCATGCAATCGCATCCAGTACGGAGGTTTTGCCCTGGTTGTTGTTGCCGCCGATGATGGTCAAACCGTTTGCAGACGGTTCCAGCTTCACCGCCTTGATTCGCTTAACATTTTCGATTTCCAGACTGTTGATTTTCACGCTCATTTTTCGTCCTCCCGATGTAGTTGTTCGTCTTCCCACTGGCTGTTATGTCGCCGCCATGCAACCCAGACCCAGAAGAGTGCCATTGCAATGCCGCCTAAAATCATTGTTTGCATGTTCTTTTGCCTCCTCTTTTATCCTTTTTCCTGCAGTGTTCGCAGGTTAAAAGCTGCTTGTCCTCTCGCTTCCTGCCGCATCGGGTGCAAAGCCCAGCGGCTCGCCATGCCGCTCTGACTGCTTTTTTCTTCGCCGACCGTTCTGCTTTCTGCTCGGGCGTTAATCCGGCGTACCGAAAACGGTTGCTTGCATTCATCGCTTCCCGGCATGCTTGGCAAGTAACAAGCCCGTCCGTTGCGGAAGCGTTACGGCATCGCACGCAAACATGGTGGGCTTTATACCAGTTGTAGCTTGCCAGCGATTCCAGGTTCTTATTTAAACGCTGTTCTGGGGTCATTTTATCACCTCAATTTTTGGGCTGTACACCTCGTCCCTGCAGCAGCTCAATGCAGCCAGGAACGTGGCTTTTTTGATGTCATCATCCAGCGTTTCCGTGATGCTGATAAACGCCGCCAGCAACATCTTAGCTGCATCTGCTCTGTTGAGCCCCATTGAATGAATGCGAACATCATGTTGATTCCAGTCACCTTTTACAACGATTTTTCCCATCTTTTCGCTCCTCTCTATCATCTTCCAGGAGAAAATCATACTCCCCAGAAGTATCATTCCGAACCTTGTCTGCAAATCCGCAAGCATTCACGCCGAAGAGCATCCGTAGCAAGTCATCCGTTGTGAACTGCATTTCCGGATTCACACGGACGCTCCGAACGACAGGTTTCGCCATTAGCTTCACACTCCTTTTCCTTCTTTCGGTTCTTCATCTCGCACCATGGACAGATGAAAAAACCTGTTTTCTGAATCGGAACGTTAAAATCCAAGTCACACTGCTCGCAGTACATGTATTTGAACCCGTTCCGATATTCAACTTTCTGGCTCATGCTCTGCCATCCGTTCTGGATGTTCTACGAACTCCGGATTCCGTTTGTAGAACTCCACAATCATCATCGCCAACGCTTCATAGACCGAACGGTCTGCCTGCTCCTTCGCTGGCACAACGCTGACTTCCATTGGTTTTTTCATCCTGCATTTCCTCCACAAACCGTATTTCTGTTCGCATTTGCAATTGCCATACCAATTGCAGCCCATGTAACCTGTTTCTGTTCTTCCTGCGGCAATACGCCAAGTACAGTAAGCAGCGTAGACAATTCCTGCACATCCACCGATAAATGCACATTTGTGCAAATTTGATGGAGGGCAGCTAATGTGCTTGCATTCAGCATAAAATCACATCCTTTCTAATAGGTTTGGTTTGCTGCTTCGGGGAATCTGGCAGCAGCAAACCAATGTGATCCGCACAGTGCTGCTTGCCATCCAGCCCCAGATACAAAGGCACACCGCTGATGTGACAGTTCACACAGCAGGGCTTTTGTTCATCCTGATTCATGTTCTGTTCCTCCTGAAATTTTGTGGATGCTGCGGAATTGCACCGCACAGCAAAGCTGCTGGTCACTCAGACGCATCCCATTATGCGGTGATACGCTCACCGCAAAGCGTGTTAGTATAAGGCAAAGGTTGGAGGTAATTGCCCACGATGCTGCCACATCGTCCCCGTGTTGCCGGTAGGGCAGCAGGTGGCTTATTTGTTGTCTATCTCTTCAATCTTTATCGCCGTGAAAAATTCGGCGTGAGCTTGGCTGATACTGATGTTCTCTCGCCCAAGAAATTTTTCGATTTTTCCTTTGAATTCTCTGCGTTCATTTTCACATCGTTGAACTTCAGCTATATACTCTTCACGACTGTTGAAGAAAGTGTCGGAATCCGGCATTTCACTTGTTAACCAACGCCACAAAGCTTCTCCGCTTACGTGAATGTTCCATATGGTAACAAGGAAATTTTTGTTTTCAGCCGAATAATCGTCTACAAATTCGGACTTTGAAATAATTTCAATTTCAAAAAGTTCAATGGAAAGTTTCATTTTCGTTCCCTCTCTTTTTTAATTTCAGCCAAGCGTTTCGGTTCTCTCCTGCCTGCTGGTTTAAGTTTTCCGCTGCCTGTCCTTGACTGTGGTTTTATCAAAGGTCTTCGTTTCGTGCCTTCGATGATATTATTATAGCACGTTATGAAGACTATGTCAACACTTTTTCAAATAAAAAGTACACAAAAAGAAGCCGTTTAATTTGTGCAATAGTTACAATTCGTGCTATTTAGCAGTTTCGTTATTGACAGGGTCTTCATTTTGTGCTATCCTTTAAAAGAGGAGGTGATTAAATGAATGTAGAACATTTGAAACTTGCAAGAAAGCAAAGTGGTATGACGCAAAAAGAAGTAGCGGATAATATCGGAGTAGGGCAGTCTACTTATAAAAACTATGAATGCGGCATCAGAGAACCAAACGGCGATACTATTGTAGAACTTGCAAACTTATTCGGCGTAACCACGGACTATCTGCTCGGGCGAGAGCCTGCTCCGGATGACCCGATTGAAACGCTCTCCAGAGAATTAAACCTGAATCTGTACGAAAAAGCAATTGTGACAGCGTATCTTGCAATGGACACAAAAAGCAGGACAGATTTGGTAAAAATGGTGCAAACTGTAGCAGATGCCGTTCAGAACGGGACGGAATCCAAGTATACATACACCATACAAGTTGCAGCCCGTGGCGATGCAGCGAAGAGCCGGCAGGAGCAGGGGGAAGATGTGACCGTATCCACAACCCTTGGGGCGGTGGAAGACCAGATGGAAGAAACGGCGAAAACGAAAGAAGAAGCATCGTCCTGACAAGAATTTTGAGAAAATAAGTAGGGGAGTTGTTTTGAGTGTCTCCCTCTTTACGAGGGAGTGGATTGAAATCTAATATGCTGATATCTTCCATAATACAACATAAGTCTCCCTCTTTACGAGGGAGTGGATTGAAATGTGCCAGACGGATGCAAATCTTGCTTGCAAGAAATAAATTTTTAACGCATCCGCTGGAACGGCAGGTATTTGAACAGTTTCAACAGTTTATCAACAATTTTTAATCAACGAAAAAAATTCCATCGAAGAGGTTGACATACCTGCTCCGGTGGGATTTTTTGTAACTGTTTTTATTGATACTATGCAAATTCGACAAATTGATTTTGTTTATTTCTCTAAATACGGTTACAAATAGGTTACAAAATCGGTTATAACTTGCTTTTGCATCCGATACTTGCTATAATAAAATAAAAGAGGGTAAAACAATTTTGCCCAATTAAAAAAGGAGTGTATTGAAATGAAAACTTGCCCAAATTGTGGCGAAACGAACGGCGAAGCAAACGACAAGTGCTATAAGTGTGGCACGGACTTGTCGCAGATTTCTGGGGAAAAGCGGTATTGTGAGTATTGCAAAGAAATCTATGCACCGAAAACAAAAGAATGTCCAAAATGCGGAATGCCTACGATTGTATATGACCCGATTACAATGTCACAGGTACATAACGCCGGCGGTGTAGAAATATGGATGTACGTCATCGCATTTTTGATTCCGATTGTAGGACTTGTCCTTGGATGTATTCAGGTTGGCAAAAACGACAAAACTGGCGGGAAAAACCTGATTATAACGTCCATTGTGTCGTTTGTGCTGTACGTGATTGTCGTGTCTGTAATCTCCAACCATAAAGCAAAAAAGGCAGAAGAGGAACTGTCAAGCTTGTATGATAGTTATAGCTACAGCTATAACATTGATGATTAAAAAAGCCGCCCTGCAAGGAATTGTGGGGCGGTACAATTAAGGAGCGATTATGAAAAGAGCAGTGTTTTATGGTCGTTATTCCAGCGACCAGCAGACCGAACAAAGCATTGAGGGGCAGCGGCGTGTCTGCGAAGAGTTTGCAAAGGCAGAGCAAATTCAAATCGTGGGCGAATACATCGACCGGGCAACCTCCGGCACTTCCACAGAACATCGGGAACAGTTCCAGAAAATGCTAAAAGATAGCAAGAACGGCGGCTGGAATTATGTGCTGGTTTACAAACTCGACCGATTCGCCCGTAGCCGCTATGATAGTGCCATCAGCAAGCAGCAGCTGAAAAAGAATGGCGTAAAGGTATTATCTGCGACTGAACGCATTACAGACAGTCCAGAGGGCATTTTGATTGAAGGATTGCTGGAATCCATGGACGAATATTTCAGCCGGGAGCTTTCCCGAAAATGCAAGCGTGGCATTCGGGAAAGCATTATAAAGGGGCATAATTTCGGCGGTCGGGTCCTGTATGGCTATGACCGGAAAGACAAGCGATTTGTCGTCAACGAAGAGCAGGCGGTGAATGTACGGCGGATTTTCAAAAGCTATCTTTCCGGCTGCACGATTCAATCCATTGCAGACCAGCTGAATGCAGATGGATACCGGACGAACTACGGGAACGAATTTAAACGCTATACCGTTTCCGACATCCTTCACAATGACAAATATACAGGGATACACTACATAGACGGCATCGAAGAGCCGGAAACCTGTCCGGCAATCATCTCACAGACGACATTTGAACGGGTAAAGGAAAAGTTGAATCAGTCTGCCCATCGTTCCAGAGAACACGCCACAGGGCATACTTACGCACTGTCAGGGCTGTTGCAGTGTGGTGTTTGTGGAAGATATGTCTGCGGTTCGTCTGTAGAACGAAAGTATTTCTATTACGCTTGCCGGAGCAGGGAACATGCAGAAAACAGCGTACATATTCATGCAGACAAGCTGGAGCAAGTGGTGATAGATGCCTTGCAAACCTTTTTCACAGAAGAGCAGGTTTCCACGCTTGCAGAACGACTGTACCAAATCTATACCACGGATATGGATGGAAAACCAGACCGCAGCAAACGGCTGAACGAGATTGAAAAGCAGATACAAGGAACAGTGAACGCTCTGATTGCGTGTCCAAGTTCCAAGGCATTGCAAGAAAAATTGACACAGTTGGAAGAACAAAAAGCAGAGATTGAAAAGATGCCGATTTTGCAGCCGCAGTTGAAAAAAGAGCATTTTGAAAATTATTTTCACTGGCTGGCTCTTCGGCTGGAGCATATCGAAGACCGTCAGACGTTTTTCCATACCGTGATTCACAAAGTGCTTGTTTATCCAGAAAAAGCAGTTATCATCTTGAATATGACGGATGAAATGGCAGACCCACCAAAGAGAGAACAGGTTGAAGCATTTATGTCTAATGTAGGGGAAGTGTCTTTGTAGCCTTGCCCGAATTGTACCATCGTGAAACCAAGCCCCTCCAGATTTTGCGACATCTGCACTGCACCCCAGCGGTCAAATGCAATTTCTTTGATGTGAAACTTCTGTCCCAGTTCATCGATGAAGTTTTCGATAAAACCGTAGTGAACCACATTTCCCTCAGTCGTTTTCAGGTAGCCTTGCCGTTCCCATACATCATATGGAACATGGTCACGTCTTACTCTGAGGGGCAGTGTTTCCTCCGGCAACCAGAAATAGGGCAAAATATAATAATGTTCATCGTCTTCAGTTGGAGGAAATGCCAAAACAAAAGCTGTAATATCTGTTGTACTGGAAAGGTCAAGCCCACCGTAGCAGATACGACCTGCAAGCATCTCTTCATCAAAAGCCACCTTGCATTTGTCCCACTTCTCCATCGGCATCCAACGCACTGCCTGTTTTACCCATTGATTCAAACGGAGCTGTCGGAAAGCATTTTCCTCTCCGGGAGTTTCCTTTGCTGAATTACACGCAGCCACCACCTTATCCATACCGATTGTCTTGTCGAGGGATGGATTTGCTTTTTTCCACACCTTCGGGTCAGTCCAATCTTCCGATTCATCTGCACCATAGATTACAGGATAGAAAGTCGGATCGTGCTTTCTGCCTTCCAGAATATCCTTCGCCTTTTGATGTACCTCATAGCAGATGCTGTTAGTGTCCGTTCCGGCTGTGGTGATGAGAAAATATAAAGGCTGCATTCTCGCATCACCGGAGCCTTTGGTCATAACATCGAACAGCTTTCGGTTCGGCTGCGTATGCAGTTCATCAAACACAACCCCGTGAATGTTGAAACCATGCTTGGAATAGGCTTCTGCCGAAAGCACCTGATAAAAGCTGTTGGTCGGGAGGTACACGATACGCTTCTGTGAGGTCAGGATCTTCACCCGCTTGGAAAGGGCAGGACACATCCGTACCATATCCGCCGCTACATCAAACACAATGGCAGG